TTCACCTGCCCAGTCTCCTCCAGAGATAATTATCATTGTTGCAGCCAACGTTAATGCAGTTAAAGCAATAAATCCTAAAACTTCATAAGGTGATATTCCTAATACATCTCTTGCAATTCCAAATGCTGCTGCAAATGTTATAACCGCTACACCCATATATAATAAAGCTTTACTAGCTTCTTTTGCTGAACTCGCCATATTAGATGTTCTTTTTGATAAAGCACTTTCCTTAGGCATTTTTTCATATGTTGATATAGTATTAATTAATTTGTTTAATTTTACCATATTCAACTTATTTAGTTCATTATTTAATTTAGCAACACTATTTGCTAAATCTCCTATACTACCTTCCTTTTTATCTTTACTCCCTCTGCCTCTACCTAAATATGTGCCTAATGCTATAGTTCCTACTCCAGGGCCTCCTCCCTTTCCTCCAGAAGAAATCATAGTATCTAATTTTGTACTTATATGTCCAAGTACACCTAATATATCAGTTAATAATTCTGGAGATGTCTTCATTAATATTAAAAGTTTATTTTATATATCTTTTATAAAATAAAAAAGGCACTTTAGGTGCCTTTACATTTTTGGTAAATCAAATTTCGGTAAATCAAATTTTGGAACTTTAAAACCTCCATAATTTGGCAATGAACTTGATACTTTAGATTGTCTATCTGCTTCTCTTTGTTGTTTCTCGTATTCTTTATTTTCTCTTTCAACATACTCTTCAAATTCTTTAAGAATAAATTGAATTCTATAGAACTCAAGTTGCTGAAGATCTATTGGAGAAATATGAAGTTTATGACAAAATATAAACTCAATTTTATTCCAATTGGTCAAAGATATTGTGAATAATGAAAAGAGATTTAATCCCACCTTGAAAGTTTAATGGAGCTGTTTGCTCCACACCCCCTTCATCTATAAATTTAACAACTGGATTTATTGTATCACTAAATAATTTTTTAACATGAACTAATAATGAAACGATTGTTACACTCCATCCGTTAGAATCTTCTGAAAATTTATTATATACATCATCTGATAATCCTCTCCAATTTCTAATTACAAATGGAGCAAATGATAAATAATCTTCATCAAATGCTTCTTGCATTCTTTGTTTTCTTAAGATATAATTTTTCAACCATTGTGTAACTCCAACACTTGGAATATCTAATTTAAGAATTTTTCCACCTTTAGGTTTAAGAATAAAACATCTTTCTGTTTCATCATAATATTTCATTAAATTAGGATCTAATGAAATATAACTCACCATGTCTTTTTTAACATCAACTTTCTTTGTATCGGAAATTTTAATTTGAAGTTTATTTTCACCATTTGGAAATGTTAATTCATGAATAGCTAAAAGAAGATAAAATCTATCAACCTCTTTAATATCCTTCCATGATAAACGAAGGCTATCTTCAGTACTAGCTTTTATTGTAACACAACGTTCAATAATATAGTTAAGCATATCATCTAATAATGAAAGATCTGTTTCTTCTAATGTTGACCAATGTCGAATTTCAGCACCATTAGCTGAACGAATTGCTATTACTGTATCAGGTGGATAAAATAATCCTCTTGTTGGAAGATCTACAATATGAAGAGGTATCCAACCAATTTGATTTCCGATAGGAAGTTCTTTTTCCCAAGGAAGTTTAGTTCCTGGTATTTCTGTTATTTGAGGCCCTATTTGTGATATAGGAGATGGTCCTTCTTCTTTCTCAACAAAATCTTTTAAAATTTTTTCTTGATCTGATTTTTCTGCTGCCATTATCTATAAATTTAAATTAATATAGTTTATATATTATAATATAATAAAAAACTGATAAAGTTTTATAAAAAAAGGAGAAATTAATCTCCTTTATTTACTTATTAATACTTTAAATATCGTTTATTATACAATGGTTTCATCCCACATATCAACTGCAATTCCAAATCCTGTTATTTTGTAAAGTTCTTCACTCATGTAATTTAATGCTGGTTCAGGTAATGCTGTCATAGGAAATACATTATAACACTTCCATTGCCAAAAAGGTCTAGCTGCTCTATCATACATGGTTATTAACATCCAAGGAGCAACATAATCTGCTTTTATACCTGTACGTCCTGTAAGTGGATCATAAACTAAATCACACCATTTACGAAGTGTTTTAAGTACATAAGCACTTTGAATTTTATCTATGTTAACTTCAAAATCTAATGTTAAATCCATAGTAGTTTCTGAAGGTTTAGCACCTGCAAATCTTCTAGTAGCCCATTTATATTGTTGTGCAATTGGGCTTGCAGGAAATTTGTGTGATTTTAACCCACCTATAGTTTGCACATTTTCTAACAAAAGGTTAGTATTCTCTGGAGTTGAACCAATAGCATCGGGTAATTGAATTTGCACCGTAAACAAATTTAAATATACTGGTTCAAATAATTCTTGTGCTGCACGAGAATTTCTAAAATGTGATAAGCCAAATGAGCCTTGTGACGTAAAATCCATAATATTTATATTATTTTATTTATATATTTAAAAATTCTTTAACTAATTTTCTTGGTTTACTTTTTCCTTTTGTTGATTTAGATATTTTATTTTTTGTTTCTTGTGATAAATGTTTATTATACATTGGATTTTTTTCTCCTAAATTAGCTTCTCTTCTTTTTCTTTTTGTTTCTTCAGATTCAGGTTTTCTATTTCTTCTCCAATATTTAATTTTTTGTTTAGCTTCTTCAGTATGTCGATATTCTTTTCTTTTATTTCTCATTTCTTCTGCTTTTTCAATTCCATATATTTCTTCATATGTTTTTCCTTTTTTAGCTAAACTCATTTTATCTTTTGTTTCTTGTGTTCGTGGAATTCCTCTTTGTTTATCTATTAAGTTTTTATTAAATTCGCATACTTTCTTATATTGTTCTAATGTAAATTTGTATCCTAATACACCATCTCCGCCTTTAGTCATATTATATCCAAATTCAGATAAATATGTTTTATCTTTAAGTATCCAATAAATTTCTCTTTCGCATAAAATACCATGTAATTCAATTTTTGTTTCCTTTTCATATTCTTCTATAATTTTCCATATAAAATTTTCTAACCCATATTTTCTTAATGCAATTGAAAAATATTTTTTACTTTTTTTAATAAATGCATCTTGATAATGCCATTTTTTTCTTTGTTCTAAATTTATAGTGTATCCATAATATTTTTTATTTGATGGTGATATTGCACAATATATTACTCCTTTTATCATTTATTTTAATTAATATACAAAACCACCTGAACTAATTCCACTATCTTTACTAACTGTAATTCTGTTAATAATTTTTGTCATAGCTCCAGTTATCCAAACATTAATATCAATTATACCAAATCCATCTGCTATTAATTCTGCTGTATTATTTGTTTCATCCATAACGACTTCATATTTATTTAATGCGCCAGCATCTTTAATAGTTTCAAGAATTGGTGTGATTGAATTAATAATGTTTAATCTTGTAATTGGATTATTAAAGTCAAATACATATTGTTTTAATACTTCTTCAACTTGTATTTCTATTGTATTAAGTAATTCTCTAACGTGAAGATTATTGAAATCACTTTTAACATTTTGAAATGCTGTTGTGTTACAATAAATCATTATTTGTCCAGTTGCAGGTCTTTCAATAATTGAGTTATAACCAAACGGTTCAAGAGAATCTCTATCAGTTTTATCAACCATGTATTCAACACCTGCAAGATTTGGATTAGAAAGAATTCCATTTCTATTAGCAACAATTGCATAAGGATTTCCACCTAAAAATTTTCTTACATATGCATTTGCAACATCTGCTGCAGGAGGAATATTAATAATTTTTCCACCTTCATTATATTTTAAGAATGGACCGAATACACCACAATATTTTGAACCATTTTCTTCTGTTGGAAAAGTAAATCTAAATGATCTTGGCATATCCGGATTTCCACCCATTGGAATATATTCTGTATTAAATATTGGTGTAGGATCTACACCGCTTACAAATGAATCACAAAAATAAGGATCCGTTGAAGTTGTAAATTGAGAAATTGCAGGAGCACTTATGATAGCTGTGCATTTTCCTCTTGCTTTTGCCAATCTTGAAAGATATGCTTTTCCGCCCATTTCATTTCTAAGACCATAAGCCATTGTATCAACAACATAACGGTAATCTATCATATCAGGATTAAGTAATCCACGATTAACACCAGGATCTTCTAACATACTATAAATTTTTTCTACACCTTCTTCAGCATTAGGTGAACCTAATGTATCATATCCAGGAAGATGTTTGTAACCAAGTGTTAAACCATCAAGTTTCTTAAATTTGTATGCAGTACAAACAGAAGGATCATCTAAAGTTTTTTGAACATAAATATAACTACCATAAAGTTGAGCAGCTTCAGCTGTTTCAATGATATAGGCAGAACCATCATACCATTTTCCTGTAACATAAGTTACACCCGGAATTTCATTTAAAGCTGTATCTTTTCTAATTAATGTACCTACTGTTACATTACTATTATCCATTGATGAAGAATCTAATGAAAATTTTCTACGTGTTGTATCACCAGCAGGATATTCATGTGCTGGAATAGAATTATAGAATACATTAGCACTTATATCAATATCATAACTTAATAATCTAACTGAAACATCATCACTTGAAGAATTACCATAAGCTAAATTATGTCCCATTAAATCTACTGGATATGGTGCTCCAGTTATTCCTTCTCCTAATACCCAACCATAACTTGGATCATAATTTAATTGATCAAGAGCTTGGTGATTTATATTTATTAAAATACCAGTTAAAGGTGTATTTGCATTAACAATCGTTTCAATATACACTTCTGAACCTGTTTGATCTTTAAAATCAGGAATAATGCAACCTGTCCAAGAACCAATTAAATTAACATTATTAGAATTCATAAAATTATTAAGTTGTGCAGGTAAAATACCATTAGCACTAAAAAATTGTGAATAATAAGGGTCAGTAGATAATTGTGTATAATTTGTCCAGTCACCTTCGATTGCAATAATTTGAATAAAATAATCTTTTATATAATCATATGCACGAATCCATTCATAAGGAATATTTGTTGTTCCACCATACCAATCTGTTGCATAAACACTATATTGATTTAAACCTTGAGCTTTTCTAACTATAAAAGATAAATTTTTAGTTCCAACATTCACAATTTGTAACAATGGAGCATTATAAATATCACTTGTACCGTATTTATTAACAGTAACACCTTGTAAATAATCAGTGTCAGGAGTCCAAAATCTTTGACGATTAAAGAAATTAACGTATAAATCATCATAAATTTGTGTAACTGCTGAACTTGGATCTAACCCAAAGGCAATCAAATCAACTTTATCTCCTGTATTCGGAGTATCATCAACACTTAATAAATTGATAGCAAATACCGGAGCCGTTAATAAACATGTTGTAATTGATCTTTGAAAAAACGAACCTTTTCTTTCTAGTTTGGCATCAATTGGACCATAGAATTTTTCAAGATCCCTTGTTGATCTTATAAAAACGGGTGTATTAAAAGGTCCTTGCATTGCAAAACCAGGAACTAGTCTTAGTGATTGTGTTGTTACAGTTATACGTTCTGAGTTATCAATTTCAACTGTATAAACTCCGGCTGATTTGAATTGAGTTAAATCTAACGCGATTTTTGCCATATCTTATCTATTATTTTTATTCTATTTATTCTTAAAAAGAACATTCTTTTTTATTATATATTAAAAATATTTAATGTAAAATTCAACTTTTTCTCCACGAAAAATTGTATTTACCTTTATTTAAAGTTGAACTTGGCACATATCGTATATCTTTAGTAACGTTATTTAACATTTTTAAAATGTTTGCTTCTGTCATTTCTTTTTGTGAATCATCATACATCGCTTTATATAAATTATCTTCAACTTCACTTTCTTCAATATATTCTTCTAATAATTTACTTATAAGTTCTTTTATAGGAGAAGTAGGTAAATCTTCAAATAAATCATATAACCATTCTTCATAATCGTTTTCTTCAAATAAACGTGCTATATTTAATGTACTCATTACAATATCATCATGAATTCCTATACCTCTATATTTTCCTTTTTTATCTTTTCCAAATCCTCGAAATTCTCGAGCGGTTTCAGACTCATTAATAACTATTAATTTCTTTGTTACTAATTGTTTTCCCATTTTACAGAAAAAATCTTTATCCTGACCAACTTTAAACCCAGGTTTTTTTCTTGGTGGTTTTTCTCCAATAATAGGTTTTGTATGATATGTGTGCAATACAACTAAATCATCAAATTTATCATGCTGAGAAAATTTATCTAAAAAATGCTTGCCATTAAAATTCATTTCAATTAATACTTTACAAATATCTTCTCCAAACTGATCAAAAACAAGTGATCTTGTGACCTTGGCACAGTTTTCTTCATCTTTTATATTATCTCTATATAGTCCTACTTGGAACAGCCTGAACATGTTTTTTATCCTCATCTCGTCCCTTCTAAGCTTCTTTAATTGAGATAAACTTTTTAATTCTACTTTAAATATATTACAAACATTATAATCGTTATCTTTTACTTCTTCTTCACTCTTTCCTTCACCTGTATCAATGCTTAAAACAAATCTTGTTGTTTTTTTATCAAAATCTTCATTGGGATCAAATTTAGGATGCCATTTAAGATTACGATATAAACTTTCATCGAGATCTATATTTTTTAAATCTTGATATTCATAATCTTTTTCAATTTTTTTAAGAAAATTAAAATCGTGAGAACCTAAAAGTAAAGTATCTCCTCTATTAAATAAAAGTTCAAATTCTTGAGCAAATTGTTCTTCTCCAAAGTCTTTTTTCATTTGTTCAGCCCATTTTTCATCATGTTCTGGAACTTCCCAATAATCGACTCTAAATGGTAAAAATGAATTTTGTTTCTTTATTGCTTTACTCCAAATTTCAAAAAATAAATCAAATTCACTTGCAGGTGTTGATGTTATAATACATTGAGATATTTCTGAAGATGCTAATGTAGGATAAACAGATCTCCAGAAATCATTTATAATATTTGCTTGAATATGTGCGAACTCATCAGCATAAAGAACATGAATTGTAAAACCAATTTGAGCTGTTTTAGTAGTTGCCTGAGATAATAATTTGCATCCATTATCAAGAACCATTCCTCCAGCGCCAATACTAATAATCCCAGGTTTTAAAAAAAAGGGAAGACCCTTAAATACATTAGTTACTTTATCAACAATTTCAAAAGCTGTTTTTTCTTTATTAGCAAGAATTGCGAGATTTCTATCATTATGAAAACAAAGATACCAAGAAAAGAATGCAGATATTGTTGTTGTTTTACCAATTTGTCTGCTGGCTAACGTTATTACATTTCTATTTTTAGGTCCTAATTCATCTAGAATTTCAATATATTGTTCTTCAGAAAGAGCTTTTAATATGTCTTTTTGATATTTGCGTAATTTAACTAGCATTCGTCCTTTGTCTGTCATAAATCGACAATATTTTTCAACGAAATAAATTATATCTTCTGAACATTTATGAAATTCATCTATTTCTTCAGATGTTAATTGATATAAAAGATCTGCTGCTTTTAATTCAATGTTGCTCTGATGAAAAGGCGATAAATCTGTGGATATTCCCATTCGAAGTTTCTCTAAACATTGTTGGACAAGAATACTATTCCATACTGTGATACTGGGCATACTATTTTATTTTATTTATTTTTCTAAAATTTAAAGAACAATTTACTCCAAATCTTTCTTCGCAAGTTTTTTTTCTTTTTTCTATCATTTCTTTTGATTGTTTTCTTCCATACATTGGATTATTTTCTCCAAAATTGTTTTCTTTTTGTTTTTGTTTCTTTTCTTCGTAAAATGGATTTTTTAAATGTGTTTGACGATTTTTTTCTTTTGATTCCTCAGAAATAGGAGTATTTGATTTTAATTCTCGTGCATAAGCATAATCTCTTGAAGAGATATTATGTCTTCCACGTTTATCAAAAGTCATTCTATGAAATGCATTAACGATTTTTCTATTTTCTTTAAAAATATAAGTTAATAATTTATGGCAAATATAATGTTCTTTAGCAGTTAATAAGATTTTATTTTCTTTTTCTTCACTACCATTTAAGCATTTAGGTAAAATATGATGTTTTTCATAATAAATATAATCATTATCAGTTTTATTTAATTTTATTCTATTTTGCTTTTTTGCCGTTTCTATTATATTATTATAAATTTTTTGATGATTCATTCTCTTGAATAAATTTAATTTCAGGAAGTTTATATAAAAAAATCTTAGGAGACAATTTTTTATAAATTATATTTCCGTTTCTTCTCCAATTATTAAGTGTTTGCTTATGTATGCCTAATAATTTCAAAATTTCTTTATATGTATACCAATCTTCCATATATTTATATATTCACAAAATTGTTATCATTTATTATCATTTTTCTAAAAATTATTGAAGAAGTAAACTTTCTATATAATTGTTGATTGCATAAGATTATTTTAGTATTTAATTTAAGTATTATTAATTGGAAGATCAGGAATTAAATTACTTTCATCAATAAAATCATTATTTTCATTTTTTTGATTTTTTACCTGCTTTACACGATTAATTATTTCTTTAGTTCCTCGAGTTATGATACTTCCATCACCCGAAGTTAACATTCCGCTTTGTCCTACAATAGGTCCTAATGCTTCAGTTCTTTGTTCTTTTACATCATCTTTAAATCCTTTATATGTGCTCTTTATAGCCTCTACTGTTTGGAGTAATTGCTTATTAATATCACCTATAGTCTTTGATAATTGGCCATATACTTCATAATATCTTGCATGAACTAAACCAGAATTTATTTGTTGCATTAATGTTTTTTGCATTATTTCATTAGTTCTAAGTTGATATACCATACCAGCTAATGACATGACATCTACTTTAAACTTATTTTTAAGATATTTATTTTCTCTTATCATATCAATAGGTATCATAAATGAAATTGCATTTTTTATCATAACACGCGCTTCTTTTTCACAGATTTTTTTTATTTCATCAAAATCAACATCTACCAGAGGTTGAGATTCTAATTCAACTATATTTTCACCCGGAACTGCAACATTTTTATCAATGTTTTCGGGTGCCTTTTCTAATAGATTTTTAAGCTCTTCCCGCTCTTCTCTTATTTTCATAATTTTTTTATTTTAGTAATTATATATTATTGATTAATTGTATGGTTTATACCAAATTGTTTTTTCTTCACGGCCTTCTAATTTTTGAAATACACGAACTATTTCAAAAACTTGTGGATTAAAATCCATAAAATAGTGAGGTTTTGTACCTTTAACTTCGTGATCTGCCGTTATAAATAATGTGTGTTCTTTGTTTATAGCATAAACTGAACGAGATACAAGATTTATAACACGACTTGCGTAGGGAAATTCTTTTAGAAGATTTTTTTTTGTGTGAATATTTTTAAGTTTTCCTATTAATCCAATACCTATATCTTGTATTGGATCAGATTCTTCTTCGAATTTTTCGTATATAAATTTAGCTCTCATAATTATTAACGTTGCTTTGTAATATACGCGAGACGAAGTCTCGGGTCACAATTATCTGCTATTATCGCCTGTTCTGCATCAGAAATAAAGTAAGTTAATAATTCGTTTGACATTTTTTCTTCTTCAATTGTTGAATTATATAATCTTAAATTAGTTAAATATGCAGGTGATCTATTAATTGAATAATGAGCAACGGAAATTTCTTCAGGATAAAGTCTAAGAGTTTCATAATACACATTTTGTAACTTAGCATTTTTATCAGTTTCATGTTTTTCCCAAACATAAATATTGTATTGTTTCCATGTATTACCAATATTTACTACAAATCCATACCATTGATCATCGTTAAGTTTTTCATCAAGTTTTATTACATATGCATCTTCATCATCATATGTATGCCCATAGTTTATAGCAATATATTGATTAGCAAATATATTAACTGAAAATACATGTTCTCCAAAATCATTTACACCATCTAATATACTAATTGGTGCTTTAACTGTTAACTTATATCCAGTTTGTATATTCCAATCTGCTTTTATTGCTGCTAGATCTTCTTGAACAAATGCATTTATTAAACAATGAAAAGTTAAAGGATTAACACTTATAGCTACAACTTTTGCATAAAAGTTAAGTGCACCTGGACGAGATATAGTTATATAATCATCTATCTGAATTTGTGAAAGTAATACAGGATTATTAAGAACAACACTATAATTGGCTTGACTATATAATGACGCATCATAAACATAAAAAGTACAAGGATCTAATGAAATTATAGGAGTTATTGATGTAACTGAGTATTCTTTATGCATTGATGAAATTGTACGAGGCATCGCCCATGCTATAATACTTCTATCATCATGATCACCAATTAAATCTATTGCATTATATGTTATAGCATCATATAAATATGAAGTTTGCAAATCATAATATGATTGTGCAACTATAGTTCCATACATTTCTATTGGTTTTGAAATAGTATTTAATGATACATCAAATGATTTATATTTATCTTTAGTCATAGAATTATGTTGGTTAAATTGTTGATCATCTACTAATTTTTTAACATCATTGTCTATTGCTTCTCCAAATAATTCTTCAACACTAACAGTATAATCATTAATAGTATTTTGAAGTGACACAGGTTCTCTTCTTGAAGCCTGAGGTTGATATTTAGTAAGATTTAATTTCCATGTAGTTTCTTGTTCCATAAACCCTCTAAATAAATATGCCGATTCAACTTGAAATAATTTATTAGATATAGGAAAATAAACAATATCTTTCTTTTGTGGAGCTGTTCCAAACCCTGCAAGTGATTCCCAATATTTTTTATCAATCTGAACTTCAAATGGAACTTCATATTCAAGCCCCATTAAATCATAATTGTATTTACTATCTGGAGGCATACCTGACGGAACAACAACCTTTACATCTAACGGACATTCTTCAACATTTGATAATGTATATTCTTGAAATATAACGTCTCTAGAACGTTGTTGAGGAATAGCTCTAAACCATTTAGAATCGTATCCTATTAATTGATTTACAACAGAATTAAACGCATTATAATCTATCGCAGCCTTTACCAATTTATTTGTTATATCATACATCGGTGTAGCGGCTGAGACGGCTTTATTTACATCGCTTACAATAGTACTTTGACTTGTTACTGTGTTTGCAGCAGTTAATGGATTATTGTTATCAGGACAAAGTTCAGCCATACATATTAATTTTATTTATATATTCAACAAAAGAATATATAAAAACTTTAATATTATTCAGATGAATCTACTAGTATTACACAATAATGCCCCAATGCTCTTAAATATTTTGTTGTTTTTAAATAAAAATAATTTACAGATTGATCTAACGTTCTAAATTGAATATTACTTCCATATCCTGTTCCTAGTGAATTTGTTGCATAAGCTCTAACATAATATGATGTATCTATTGTTAATCCAGATATTGAACTATAAAATTCGCCTTCACCGGTTCCATTAGTTGTATATGAATTAGAAATAGTTGGATTAATGTTTATATTCCAACAAACACCTCTAGCAGTAACATATAAACTACCATCATGAACTACTGTTCCACCACACGAAGCGCTTATAGTTTGTATATTAGTTACCGATGATGTTGTAACAACAGGAATTGAAACACTTATATCTGAGATATATTCATATGCACCTATAGATGGAGGTTCATGCCAAGTGTTTCCTGTATAATCTGTTGACAAATCAACATCAACACCTGCATATCTAGCTGGTGAACTTTCTTGTATTTTAAAATCTGTATCTAGTAAATATGAACCTCCAGCATTTAAAAATTTAGCATTAAGACTAACATCACTATATAAGTAATTTGGACTATGTGTATCATATCCCAGTGTTACAAACCAATAAGCCCAATTTTGATTAGTTCCATTATTATAAAATGGCGTAGCATATGTGCTATTCCAATATAAATTATAATCACAATTAATTGTACTTGAAAGTGTATTTCCAAAATAAATATATT